TTGATTTGATTTGATCGCCCTGCTTCGCGGGCCGCGCTTCGTTATGTGAAGAGAATGGCTGTAAATTGCCAGCAAGCAAGAATAAAATTCTAATTGTTTCAGGCGGTAAGAATTGCGGAGACAAGCCAAGCGGCGGAGATCGTGGCTGCAATGCCTAGGACGGCTTTTAGAGCCCTCGCAGGTCCTAGGATGGCCGCGAGCGCGACGAATGCCACGGCGGCGATTATGAGCAGGTAAGGAATCACTTTGCCCTCCCTTCTGCTGCAATCAGCTTTTCTGCGACCAGCTTGGAGACCTCAAGATTACCGAAAACGGCGTTTGCGCCATACTGGTTGCAGGCGTCGTCCACAATCGTTTGGATGTATTCCAAGTAAATTGCCGATCCGATACTGTCTCCCCGGTTTGCTGCGTCCATAGCGCGTTCAACTTCCCGCAGTATCTCAGCCAAGACATTTCCAGTGACCATTTTCTCAAAGTGTTTATGAATTTTCATCGTTTTATGCGTGTGTGTGTGTGGGTGATTATGAAAACTCGATAAGCTCAGAGACTTCGTACCAGTAATCCCGCTCGGGAGAGGACATGCGGACGAGCGTATTGCAGGCAGATAGGGCTTCGTACTCAAAGGTGAAGGTGTGAACAGTCACGCTCTCGCAGGGCGTGCAACGGGAAACAATCCAGGCGGTTTTAGGTATGGTAGTCATGATATGTGAGGTTAGAGGCTAAGAGCGGCGCAGCGGCCAACTGAGATGACACTACCTGCCACAAATCCCTTTGTCGACAAATAGTTTCAAAAATCTCAAAATAGTTTCAAGACATGCCGCAAACGCAGGAAATACAAGGGATTGCCAAGCACAGGGAAAGCCGGACCACGAGCAAACGAGCCGGACAGCAGGCCAAATAACGCGGCTCCTAGGTACACCGGCAGCAGCTCAGCATGCCGTAAGAGACGCAAGCTCGGCGTCACCCAGTAGCTAGTTGATGAGGTATTGTCGATTGATTCTCAGGACTATTAAGAGCAGGCAAGCAACAAAGGACAAGCAAAGGACGACCTGGGAAATCCATTCCCAAAGCCAATTAATAAACTCAACGCGCACACTAGCTGGGTCAGGATCGCCTCCGTCTCCTTCCTCCGGAGGAATTATAATCAGGTTTTCGAAAACGTGTCAAGCTTTCTGAATTGCGAACAAATAGTGGATATCGCGCGAGAATTGGTTCTGCGGCGTCGGGCGTGAATATGGGACTATGGCAAGGGCAAACGATTCAAAGCGATTTTAGTCTAACTGCTCCCCGATATGTGACTTGGCATGCGGATTCACAAGCGCAACAAATGAGCAGGTGCAAGCTACATGCAACAAGCTAGGCAAGCGGGCGATTCAAACGGGTGCTTGACATGGCGCGATACATTACCAGATTACTAAGGATTGGATTCAAACAGGCGTTTCATTCAAACGATGGACTCAAACGGGCGTTGGCATTCTCGCGTTACTAATGAGACGCGGTAGCAGTAGGGGGGCGGGGGGAGTCGCATCCGGTGGTCAGCTGAAATGCCCATACGGTAAGGTTGCCAGACGATTTTTTGCTAACGGGGCTTGACCGATTTGATGTTTTGCCATACATTAAAAACATGCACAAGAGAGGAGACATTAGAGATGACGGTCGAGTGTTTTACAGTAAGAGCAAAGGCTCCATTGGGGGGGAATACTGGATGGAGATGGACCACTTCTTAAGAACATGCGGTCAAGATTATTACGAAAGAATCGCCTCGTATCGAGAATATCTGGCTGAAATGAAAAGAACAAAAGACGCCCGTGCGCTAAAGAAGAGAGAGGCTCATATTGAGCGTTACCACAAAACAAAGCACTTGACTGCCGCAAAAAGAAAAGCGTCAAGAGAGAGATCTTACGCCAAGATGCTGCTTGATCCAACAAGACTAGAGAAACATAAAGCCAAGCAAGCTCGCGGTAATAAGCGTTACAAGGAGAAACAAATGGCAATCAATGCTGAAAAGAAAGCTAAACGCAAGGTCGATCAAGAAGCACTGAAAAAGATTAAGCAAGATCAAGTTGACGCTAAGCGCATAGAAAAAGAGAGAGCTTCTAAGGAGATGGCACTAGCTAAATCCTTGCGTCCTAAGCGTGTCGTATTGACCGAGGAACAAAGGCGTGAGGCCAAGCGACAAGAAAAACGTAACTACAAGCACAGACGAAGAGCTAGGCTTAGAGGTCTTGAGTCAAAGGCCACAGCTAGTCAAATACGAGATGCCAAGGCTAAGACCAAAGGGAAATGCTTTTATTGCTCTGTGCGCGTAAAAATGCTTACCATTGATCACATACTTCCGATTTGTTTAGGAGGATCGCACACACTGGACAACATTGTTTTTGCATGTCATCCATGCAACTCAAGAAAAAGCGGAACTCATCCAGATACGTTTGGTAAAGAATTTGGTTTACTGCTTGTCTAAGATGGAGTTGCTAATAAGGGCTTCCATTTTTTAAAAATGGCCAAAGGGGGATTGTTTAGGATGTGAGTTGCATATCGAGTAGGGCTTGACCTGTGGTTCGGATTCTATGCGTTTAATGTGCTTGACGGGTTGATGGTTTGCGGGTAGCAGGGTGAATGACTGAGAACGCAAGTAGGGTATCGTTGATGTTGGGAGACTGCTTAGAGCGGTTGCGGGAGTTGCCTGACAATAGTGTTGATAGTGTGGTTACTGATCCTCCGTATGGGTTGAGTTTCATGGGGAAGAAGTGGGATTACGATGTTCCGAGTGTTGAGGTGTGGGCTGAGTGTTTGCGGGTGTTGAAGCCGGGAGGGCATTTACTGGCGTTTGCGGGGACAAGAACGCAGCATCGGATGGCGGTGAGGATTGAGGATGCGGGGTTTGAGATACGGGACATGATTGCGTGGGTGTATGGGTCGGGGTTCCCGAAGTCGCTGGACGTGTCGAAGGCGATCGACAAGGCAGCTGGGGCGGAGCGGGAGGTGGTGGGCGACAATCCAAACAACCGGCCAAACTGTGCGGGCAAACAGACGCGAAGCATGGCTGCGCCAATAACTATGCAGCCCATCACCGCCCCCGCGACCCCCGCCGCGCAGCAGTGGCAAGGCTGGGGCACCGCGCTTAAGCCCGCGCTGGAACCGATCACCGTAGCCCGCAAGCCTCTCGGTGAGAAGACGGTAGCAGCGAACGTCTTGGCGCATGGGACGGGGGCGATCAATGTGGATGGGTGCAGGGTGGGGGCGAATGGCGGAACTGCAAAAGGAAGTAAGCCTCAAGGTAATGGAAATGGCATTTATGGGGCAGGGCTACACGGAGCTTGCGAAATAACGCAGTTGAACGCTGGAAGATGGCCAGCCAACCTGATCCACGACGGCAGCGACGAGGTGGTGGCGGGGTTTCCTGCTACTGCTGTAAGTAAATCAGGCGGCAAAGCAGGCGCCATCGGGTACCATTCCGGTGGGGCAGGTGCAGACCGTGGGGGACATGACGATAATGGTGGCTCCGCCGCCCGCTTTTTCTACTGCGCCAAGGCCAGCAAGAAGGATCGGGATGAGGGGCTGGAGGGGTTTGACTTAAAAACAAATGACTTTCACCGCGCGTCGTCCGGTTTGAACCAAGACCGCCCGGGGCGCGAGGGGCGCAAGCAAAGCGAGGGCGCTCGCAACCATCACCCCACCGTCAAACCCACCGCCCTGATGCGCTACCTATGCAGGCTCATTACACCTCCTCAGGGTATCGTGCTTGATCCGTTTATGGGCAGCGGATCTACCGGCAAGGCTGCGGTGTTGGAGGGATTCCAGTTTATCGGCATCGAGCGCGATGCTGAGTATCTGGAAATCGCAAAAGCACGTATCGCTCGCAAAACGTCGCAACAAAACTTATTATGACCGAAACCTTCCGCCCGTTCGACTATCAAATCCCCATGGTGGAGCACCTGCTCGACAACGACAGGGCCGCGCTGTTTGTCTCCCCTGGCAAGGGCAAGACGGTGGTCACGCTCACCGCGCTCGACGCGCTGGCGACCATCGGCCAGTTCAAGGCCGCGCTCATCGTCGCGCCGCTGCGGGTGTGCTCGATCACGTGGCCGGCGCAGGTGGCACGGTGGAGCCACACAAGCTGGATGCGGGTGGCGAACCTGCGGACGCCGGAAGGCATGCAGGCGTGGCTTGACGGTAGCGCGGACATCTACCTCATCAACAGCGAGCTGCTGCCGAACCGGCTGCCGCTCATGTTTCCGAAGTCCAAGCATTTCGTCTGCCCGGTGGACACCCTCGTCATTGACGAGCTATCACTCGCCAAGAACCACGCGAGCAAGCGGTTCAAGGCACTCCACAAGCATCTCTCACACATCCCTCGCCGGTGGGGGCTGACCGGCACCCCGATCCCCAACAACTACCTCGATCTATTCATGCAGGTCAAGATGCTGGACGATGGCAAGCGGCTGGGGAAGACGTTCTCCGACTACAAATCCGACTGGTTCTATCCGGCCGACTACATGGGCTATACTTTCAAGCTCCAGGCGGGGGCGAAGGAGGAGATCGACCGCCGCTTGGCAGACCTCGCGCTGGTCATCGTCGGCGACGGGTCCGACCTGCCTGCCTCCTCGATCATCGACGTGCCGGTCACGTTGCCGGCGGACGCCCGCAAGCAATACCGGACGCTTGAAAAAGAGATGCTCGCAGACATCGCGGACGGCGAGGTGACGGCACCCAGCGCGGCGACGCTGTGCAACAAGCTGCTGCAACTCACCTCCGGCGCGGTCTATGACGAGGACCGGAAAGTCCTGCCGGTGCACGATGAGAAGATCGACGCGCTGCGCGTGCTGCTCGCCCGCCACTCTAACGAGCCGGTGCTGGTGCTGTGCGCGTTCAAGCATGAGAGCGCCCGCATCCTGCTGGCCATCCCGCAAGCACGAATGTTTGACGAGCGTGAGATGACTGAGTGGCAGGCAGGCGAGATTCCGGTGTGGGTGGCGGACCCGAGGTCACTCAGCCACGGCATCGACGGGCTGCAACGTTCCTGCCGGATCGCCATCTGGACCAGCCTGACCTACTCCCACGAGACCTACGTGCAAACCAACGCCCGCCTCATCCGCACCGGCCAGACAGCGGAGACGATCATCTACCGGATCATCGCCCCTGGCACGATTGACGACGCTGTGGCGGAGGCCTTGCGCGACAAGAGCGACACGCAGAGCGGGATGCTCCACGCCGTCCGCGCCCTGCAACTGATGCGCGGCAAGAATCTCTCAGAACCAATACCAACACCATGACAGACACACCAGAGACAGATAACATCAAAGCCCAAGAGATGAAAACGAAATCCTGCCGAAAATGCTCCCCCCAAGGTAAACGCTGCGACTGCCCAACCGAAAGCGAAAGAGCCGCGTTAGGTCCATGGGAAGTGATCGACCGAATCCGACGCGAGCGCGACGAGT